ACTGGACATCAAGTCACGCATGAGCAGATGCGCAAACTCACGCCTGCTGATGTCGAGCCGTTGTACAAAAAGAAGTATTGGGACGCAGTGCGCGCCGACGAACTGCCAAGCGGTATTGATTACATGGTTTTTGACATGGGTGTCAACGCCGGTCCTGGTCGCTCCATCAAAATCCTGCAAGACGCTGTTGGCGTTCCTGCTGATGGTGGACTTGGCCCGATCTCAATGGCGGCTGTCTTAGCGGCTGACCCTGTTGAGTTGATTGAAAAGTTTAGCGAAGGTAAAGAAGCCTTTTACCGCAGTCTTAATACGTTTGAGACATACGGCAAAGGCTGGCTTAATCGTGTTGCGCAAGTTAAAGTTAAATCAACTTCAATGCTAGCGTAACTCTGGCACCCAGCCGAACTTGCGCCATGTCTTTTGGACGTCAGTTGAGGCGGCTGGGACGTAGACGAATGTTGGGTCGTCAACCAATGGGCATGGCAACTTCTTCATGCAACGGTCGTTTACCTCACACAAATTAATGTGTTCGCAAACGCATATATCTTTATTCGTGGTGTACATAGCGTACTCTCCCTGAGATGGCGATTAAATCTGGTTGTTCTTTCTTGGCTCTTTCTGCCGCTAACTTGAGTGCTGGTGGCAGTTTGTAAGCAACCTGTTCAAACGGTTGTATTTTTTTTTCTTCTTTCAATTTCTTTGTTGACATACCATACCGCCTTTTCTAAGTCTTCAATAGCGTTGTGCTTGAGATCAGCGCGCCAAATATATTTGATAGCATTGCCCAAACAAAAATTCATGTGCTCGGTAATCTGGATACACTCCACGCCAGACGCATGGCTTTTGTAGTGGGACGGATGGTTGACTGTATCTTTAATCATACCTTGCCCCTAATAATTCTACTCTTGGGTGATGAAATAGCCATGCTGATGCATAGTCTGGTCGGGGTGCGTCAATCTCTATCTTCTCAGTAACTACGGTGTCTTTAATCTTTTTGTTTGGTGCTTTACGTTTGCCAACAAACTCAACAGAATCGCCTTTGCCGTACCTGTATGCCTTTGTAGGGACGCCGTACTTACCACCTCGCCACTCAGACACATAAATGTGACCGGCCTCTTCTAGGCGTCGTAGGTGCGCTGCAATGGCAGTGGCCACCATCTTCATTTCTTTAGCAATCTCAGCAGCGGTCATGCTTTTTTTGCTTTTCAGAATGTCGAGCACTTGTTCTTGTTTGGGGGTGATCATGTGTTGCGCTCCTTTAATTGGGCTTCAACTGCAAAGATAGCTTTCGCAAAATCATTTAGTTCTTCCAACTCTGCTTCATTTGGGGTGCAGTCGTCAATGATTTTATGTATCTCCTCATCCGTCAGCCCGACCCACTCTCGCTTTGGTGGTGCGGTGTAAAAAGGTACGACTTTCCATCCTTTGTCACGCCAACGCTGCGCTACCTCAGCGCTGTAAGTTATTGCAAAGTCATCAGTAACCCAAGCAGTAGGCTCAGGCTCTTGCTCAACACTCAACCCACCAGACCGATGCGCCATGTCGGATGTGTCCCATTGCTCACGCAAAGGCATACGCTTATGGTTTAAAACATCTCTTAAATCATAAATTAAATTTGTGCTGTGATCATAGCTATCAGTTTTAATTTCATACCGGTTATATTTTTCTAGCGCTGTTAACGCTTCTCCTGCTAACTTTTTTAATGTATCAGACGCCTCACGCTCATCTTGGCGCACTAGCTCGGCAAAGCGATGCAACGGATCTTTGCAATTCTCATCCATCACTTGTTGGAATATTTCTTCAGTGTTCATGCCTTCTCTCCCTTCATACAACGATCGTACAGTTCGCATCGCTCTGGGCTGATGCAGTCGCATTTGATAGGCTTCTTTGCAGCCTCCCACCCTGCGCACCATGCTTTGTACGCAAAGCCCTGCGTCTTAGTGCCCTCTAGGCTGTCGTACCACAAACTGAATAAAATGTCTTTGTTCATGGCGTTCTTGCCTCCTTCAGTATCTCAATCCGTTCGCGCATCACGCGCAGGGTGTTGCCCCGCTGATGCAGACGCAGGAGCATAGACGCCCTGCGTGGGCCGCTAAGTTCTTCCGCCAGTAGAGCAAACACCTCGTCTTCCGACAGGCTGCTCAGACGGCTATTTAGATTTCGCCAAGTGGTTTTCAATTTTCTGCTCCAAATCATTAATAGTTCGGTGGGTGTTGCCAAGCGCGCGCACGACAGCTTTTGCGTGGCGCCCGTGTATTTTAAGTTCTGCTTTGGCAGCCTTAAGTTTGGCTTTCCAAAGTTCTAATCGTTTCATTTCAACGCCTCCATAGCGATGTCAGACACGGCGCGCTTATCATGCAGCGCACCCCAAATTTTCTCATCAACAGTTTTGTTGGTGAGCATTACATAGACCCAGACGTCGCGCTGCTGTCCTGATCGGTGCAGTCGTCCGACAGTCTGCTCGAACAACTCAAGACTCCAAGGCAGTGACAGAAAGACCATCCGGCAACCGCCGTGTTGCAAGTTAAGACCGTGTCCTGCTGACTTGGGGTGGACAAGAAGCAACTCCACCTCTCCCTTATTCCAGCGCTCGATAGCGCGCGCGTCATCAAGGGTGACAGCGTGTTTGTATCGGCGCTTGAGTTCTGCAAGTTCTTCTCTGTAGTTGTAGGCGATGATGGTGTTGGCACGTTGGTTCTCCTGAAGTAAATCATCTAGCGCATCGAACTTATGCTTGCTAAACCAGATAGGCGTTTGTGTGACCGCAAACTTACCTGGTGCGTCACTTGCCACGCTTGTCGTGTCGTAGACAAAGCCAGACGCCATCTGTTGCAGCTTGCCTGTGACGACGGCTGCGTTAATCGCGGCTATCTGACTTTCACCAAACTGCACTACAAAGTCTTTCTTCATGGTGTTGTACTCAGTCATCACCATGTCGCAGCGCATCTCGACCATGTGACAGGGCGGCAGCTTATCAGCGTACTCACCAGGCTCTAACACATAAGTGGCTGGGCGGATCACATCCATCACGCGCTTAAGCGATCCTGGGCGCGGCATCCACTCGCCATATTCAGGGTTCATCAGCACAAAGTACTGTTGCATGAACGCGCCTTTGCTGCGCCCTAACAACTTCTGGTCAACAATCTTACATTGCCCGAACACGTCTTCTAAGCCGTTAGAGGTAAACGATCCGGTCAAACCCCAACGCACACCCATCTTATCAATGACTTTGTTGAGCGCTTTAAAGCGCGCGCCTGATGAGTTTTTAAGTCGTGTCAGTTCGTCAAACACAATGGCGTCAAAGTTTAGCTCTTGTTCGGACAGCCATTGCAAGTTGTCGTAGTTGGTGACTACGAGGTCGCTGTGTGATCTGAGCGCAGACAAGCGTTCAGCGGGTGTGCCAACAGCCACACGCATATACAGACTAGGTGCCCACTTTTTAATTTCAACTGGCCACACATCCGTACACACGCGCTTAGGGGCTAACACTAAGAAGCGGCGCACGATCTTATCGTTAAGCGCGTTCTTCATAGCGGTCAAGGTGATCGCAGTCTTTCCTGCGCCCACCGGTGCCAAGATCATCGCACGATCACTCTCGTATAGAAAGTTAGCCGCGTCATTCTGATAGGGTCTTAGTTCCATTGTGTTGCCATCGCTTGCGCGATCCCCGTGTATGTTTCGCTGCGGATTTTCCAACGGTCTTCGCTTGGGGGCAAACGGTTCTGCCCGCTATCGGTTTGGTTTGCCCAACGCTTCTTACCGTTCACGATACGCGGCTCAACAATGTCGGTAGGCGTGAGTAAAGGTAAATTTTTTAACCACAAACAAGTGCGCTTGCTTGCGTCATGCCCGAACTGCCACGGGTTGATGATCTGATCTGGCTTGCGGATGCGGCTAGAGATTACGCTGATCGGGTTCTCAACCGCGATGCGTGGAATGGGTGCAGCCATCAAGCGCATCACAAAATCTAGCGCGTCTTCGGTCAGTTGTGGGTCACGCAAGCCCCGCGCTGTCCAGTGCATACCAGACACAGACAGGTAAGTGCAAGGCGGATGCGCAATCATCATGTCCCAACCGTTGTTGATGATGTCAAACACATCGCCTTGATAGTGCGGTCCTGGTGCATCAGTGGGCAGCAAATCACAAGACATAGCGTAATGCCCCTTAGCGGCAAACGCGTCGCGTACCGTACCGCTGTACTCACAGGCTATCAATATACGCATCAATTTGTTCCTTGCTCCATAGTGTCGTGTACTGTTGATTAAGTCTTTTCATTTCTTCGGCGAACAACTTTTGCAACGGTGAAAGCCTCCCACCCTTGGTCTTGAGTTCCACGAATATCGTCCTGCCGTCTGGCAGACACGCTATCCTGTCCGACACGCCTTTGTGTGCGGGTGATGTGAACTTGTAGCTTTTGCCACCTATTCGCTCTATAGCCCATACGAAATAAGCCTCGATCTCTTTTTCTTTCATTTGCAAAATATAACATGAAAAAACTATTTGACAACATTTAATTTTATGTGATCTAATGAAAGTTCTAAAGGAGACACTAATGCTACACAGTTCAATAGTCGGTGGTTCAACAGCAAAGCGGGTCATCAGTTGCCCCGCATCAGTCAAGCTAGTGGCTAAGATGCCGCCCAAGCCCTCAAGCGTACATGCTGACCGTGGCACACTCTTACACGACGCTATCTCGCTTATCCTAGAAGGCAAGTTAGATGTTGTTGGCATGAAGTACAACGACATCACACTCACGCAGGAGTTATACGATGAAAAGATTGTTCCTGCAATTGCCGCGCTTGATGTGGTTGACGTTGATGGTTCGCTTGAGTACGCTGTCGAGTCCCGTGTGGGCTTTGGTGATCTATTACCTGGGGTGTTTGGCTCTGCTGACTTGCTTGGTCGTATTGGTAATAGAGCTGTTGTTTTAGATTGGAAGTTTGGTGATGGTGTGGCAGTTGATGCAGTAGATAACGCGCAAGGGATGTTCTACGCAGCAGCGGCCATGCGTACGCCTGACACCGCATGGGTGTTTGACGGTGCAGACGAAATTGAAATTGTAATTGTGCAGCCTCCTGTCATTCGTACTTGGTTAACAACGCCCGCGCGAATTAAAGAATTTGAGATGGAGTTGGTTGCAGCCGTTAAGCAATCACAGAAAGATGACGCAGCATTTAAGACTGGCGATCATTGCCGTTGGTGCTCAGCCAAGCCTGTGTGTCCACAGATGACAGGCGAAGTCGATCGCTTTGTTAAGACATCCTTACAAACAATTGACGCAACACAGATCGGTCACTATTTACAGCAAGCCGACAAGATAGAAGAATTTATTAAGTCGGTGCGTGAGTTGGCTTTTACAATGCTTGAGAACGAGGTCAAGGTGCCTGGATACAAGTTGGTCGCCAAGCGCGGTACTCGTCAGTGGGTCAACGATGATGACGCGATAAAATTTTTAGGTGACAAAGCTTTTGAAAGTAAGCTAATATCTGTCGCTCAAGCTGAGAAGTTAGTTGGCAAAAAGAATTTCCCGCAGGAACTGGCTGTATCGGTTTCTACGGGCAATACGCTGGCAAACGAGGATGATCCTCGCCCAGCAATCTTGAACCTCGCAAAGGTTCTTAATAAACTTAAGGTGATCTAAAATGTCTACATTCGCAATTGCAAACCTCCCTCCCGTAACATCCCTTGCCACTTCCTTGCGCGCGCTTGAGCAAGACGTGGGCACTGTTGGTTCCGTCATTATTAAGATGGACAAGACAGGCCATTGGGTCTTCGGTGCAGATCAAACCGAAGCCGAAGATGGCGCTAAGTGGGCAGTCAATCCTTTCTCTTTCGTGCACGGCTATATTGCATGGGGCGAAGGTGAAGTGCTTGGCGAGAAGATGGTGTCGGTATCAGAGCCGCTGCCAGCTCTTGATGTTGCACCCCCAAACGCTAAACGCGGATGGGAAACCCAGGTCGGTATGTCGCTTAAGTGCATCAGCGGCGAAGACGAGGGAATGGAAGCGCGTTACACCGTCACATCCGTTGGTGGTAAGCGCGCAGTACAAGCCTTGGCAGTCGCCATCGCTAACCAAGTTGATGCAGATCAGAGTAAGCCTGTACCAGTTGTTAAACTGAAAAAGGAACACTATCAGCACAAGTCCTATGGACGTATCTACACACCGATTTTTGAAATCGTTGAGTGGGTAGGCATGGATGGTGAAGCTAAGGCTACTGAAGAAGAGTATGCTGAAGCATCGCAGCCCGCACGTCGCCGTCGTGTAGCAGCAACCTAAGTAAGGTCAGGGGTGGTTAGGCAAGCATTTAAGGATGTCGTAAGTGCGTGTTTTTCTTGCCTTCCAACGCACAAGTATTAACGACCAAATTGACACCCCGCCTACAGGACAAAATAATGAGAACACTTGTGTGGTTTTCCTGCGGCGCAGCAAGCGCCGTGGCAGCTAAGATGGCTGTCGATAAATACCCAGATTGTGAAGTGTTGTATTGCGATACGCTTGCATACGAACACCCAGACAATATGCGGTTCCTAAACGATGTCGCTAAATGGATTGGCAAAGAAATTAAATTATTAAAGTCAGCTAAGTACACAGACATTTTTGATGTGTTTGACAAGACTGGCTGGTTGATCGGCGTAGGCGGCGCGCGCTGCACGACTGAGTTAAAGAAGAACGTGCGCAAACAATACGAACGCCCTGATGACGTGCATATCTTTGGTCTGACTAAAGATGAGGCCAAGCGCATTGAACGCTTTGAAGACCAGAACTCAGACACTAAAGTTGAGTGGATTCTTGAGAACACTACTAAAAAAGATTGTTACCGTATTGTTCAAGAGGCAGGCATTGAATTGCCTGAGATGTACAAACTTGGGTACAACAATAACAACTGCATTGGTTGCGTCAAAGGTCAGGCAGGCTACTGGAATAAAATCCGTGTAGATTTTCCTGATGCGTTTGATCGCATGGCCAAGCAAGAGCGCAAGATGGGTGTAGCGATCAACAAGTCTTACGCGGGCGATGGTAAGCGCAAGCGTATATTCTTGGATGAACTAAACCCCAACTATGGACGCAACGTGCCGCTGCCAGACATCGAGTGCGGCGCGATCTGCATTGCCCCAGAAGAAAAGTTTGAAACGGTGTCGCGCTATGATTCTTTGGCTTGATTTTGAGACGCGCAGCCGCTGCGACCTAAAGAAGCACGGCGTCTACAACTACGCCCAAGACGGCACAACTGAAGTGCTGTGTATGTCGTTTGCGTTCGACGATGAGGACGTGCAGACTTGGACGTCTGGCGCGATACCTGAGCGCATCCTAAACCATACTGGCGAGATCCGTGCGCACAACGCAGCCTTTGAGCGTTTGATTTTTTGGTATGTCTTACAGATTGATTTTAAGTTAGAGCAGTTCTATTGCACCGCAGCACAAGCGCGCGCCAATTGCGCACCAGGTTCGCTTGAGGACGTGGGGCGCTTTGCAGGCGCAAGCATGAAGAAAGACCACAGAGGCGCGCAACTGATCCGTCTGTTGTCGATACCGCGCGCCGATGGTACATTCAACACGTCCCTCGACTTGATGTCCGAGATGGTGGCCTATTGTGAGCAGGATGTCCGTGCCATGCGGGCGATCAGTAGTGGCCTGCGCCCGCTGTCAAAAAATGAGTTAGACGATTACCATGTCAACGAACGCATCAACGATCGTGGCGTCTTGGTAGACGTGCCGTTGTGCGATGCAGCAATCAAATACGCGGCTGTCGAATTAGACGAGATACAACAGATCGTGAGCGAAGTCACACAAGGCGTGATTAAGTCTGTACGCTCACCCAAGATGCGTGAGTGGGTCATCGAACGTGTCACGCCAGAACAACTTAAATTGATGGAGGTAGAAGATGGTAAATACTCAATCGACAAAACGGTCAGGGCAAACCTACTCGCCTGCGAAGACCTTGCGCCCGACGTCGCCGAGGTTATCCAGTGCGCCGATGACCTTTGGGCGTCGTCGGTTGCGAAGTTCAGCCGCCTTGCAGACTTGGCAGATGCAGAAGATTATCGCGTCAGAGGCGCGTTTGTCTTTGCAGGAGGCGCAGCTACAGGTAGAGCTTCAAGCTATGGGGCACAAGTCCACAACTTCACTCGTCGGTGTGCTACTCAACCGGATGAAGTTAGACACGCCATGGTACGAGGACAGAGCATTGTTCCTAAGTTTGGCAAACGCGTCACGGACGTACTTAGAGGAATGCTTAGACCAGCCCTAATGGCTGCACCTAGGCGTGTGTTGATCGCTGCCGATTGGTCGAGTATTGAAGCGCGTATGAACCCGTGGCTGTCGAACTGCACCTCTGGCATGGCTAAGTTAGACTTGTTTGCCAAGGGTGAAGACGTGTACAAGATTAACGCCGCTGCGACCTTTAACGTGAAAGAGGTCACTAAAGATCAACGCCAGATCGGTAAGGTGCAAGAGTTGGCCTGTGGCTTTGCGGGCGGCATTGGCGCGTTTGCTGCGATGGGTCGGGCGTATGGTATACATCTACCAGAGTCGGATGCCAGACGCATGGTAGACGCATGGCGGCGCGCTAATCCGTGGGCTGTTTCGTACTGGTCTGATCTTGAGTCAGCATACACACGCGCTATGCGAAATAAGAATTACGAGTTTACTGCGGGTCGAGTAACATATCTATTCGATGGATCGCATCTCTGGTATGCGCTCCCCTCAGGTCGGGTGCTATGCTACCCGTTCGCACGATTGGAAGAAGAAGGTGTGACATATGCCAAAGCCGCTTGGAAACCCGCAGCAGATGCCAAAGAGTGGCCGCGCGCTAGACTTTGGAAAGGCCTTGCTTGCGAAAATATCACTCAAGCTGCGGCGAACGATGTCCTACGCGCAGCTCTGGCTAAACTTGACGATGTCGTATTGCATGTCCACGATGAAATCGTTGTGGAGTGCGACGCGTCAGAAGCTGAAGAAGTTAAAGCGCGTATTGAACTGGTAATGTGTACGCCGCCTGCATGGTGCGCTGATCTGCCATTGGGGGTCGAGGCCGCCATTATGCAGAGGTATGGTAAGTAAAAAAGAAGCCCACCTGTGGGGGTGGGCTCAAGACAACTAAGGAGAATTACTTTGTCGAGTGTACAACAAAATTTTATTCAATATCTATCTGGCCTTGCTATGCAGGGTGAAACATCACTAATTGTTCGCCAAAAACCACAATTTAAAGACGGCGCGATGCAACTCCACGCCAACGGCGCGATCAAAGCGACGTGGCCTGCTTATCTGCCCACTCAAAAAGTCAAGCCCGATTGGGCGATTTATGGCAATACAGCATCCTTTATTATTGACCGCTTTACTGAAGGCTATCCAAGCGCGTCAGTCAGTAAAGCCGAGTATGTGATGGTCATGGTCTTGGACGATGTGGGTGATCCAGATAAAGCCCCGAACATCCCTCCATTACAGCCTACTTGGATTATGGAGACATCCAAAGGGTCGTTCCAATGGGGCTACACGTTCTCAGATCAACCCACAACTGGCGAATTTACCGCCGCCATCAAAGCGATTGCAGCGGCGGGTTACACCGATCCTGGAGCGACCAATGCCGTGCGTAATTTCCGTCTGCCTGAGTCGATCAACTTGAAACCTGGGCGCGATAATTTTGCCGCCAAGTTGGTTGAATTTGACCCTAAGATCGAATACACGCTAGAAGAAATCTGCAAGGCGTTCAATGTCACGCCAGAGGCCGCAGACACCGCAACTCTTCGCGCAGTCCGATTGATGGACGATGGTAACGACGATGTCGTGCGTTGGTTGTCGGTCAATAGTTTGATCATATCTAAACCGAATAACCAAGGTTGGATGGGCGTTGTCTGTCCTAATTTTGAACAGCATACGGACGGCAACCCAGAGGGGCGCTATCTACCCTTGACCCGCGCGTTTTGCTGTCTGCACTCGCATTGCATTGATTTTGATAGCGCGTCATTTTTAGCGTGGGTAGAGGAGCAGGGCGGCCCTCGTCACTCGCCTGGACTGCGAGAGGAGTTGTTGGCCTCCAGTATGACCGCTGCGCTATCCAAGTTGACACCTACCGAGGCGTTCCCAGATAGGGGTGCTGAGATCATTGCCGAGGTCGAGCGCAAAGAGGTTGGACGGGTAGAGAAGGCCGGATGGTTTGACCGCTTTGCATATCTTCAAGCTGATGATGCTTATTTTGACATGCACGAGCGCACCCAGATTTCGCGCCAATCATTTAACGCGCTGTTCCGGCATATAGACTGCAAGAGCGCACACAACACCAAGCGCCGTGTGGAGGCGTCCGTATCGTTTGATGAGCTTAGACAGAAATACGGCGCGCCCGCCCTAACTGGCATTACTTTTGCAGCGGGCGATGACGTGCTAGTGTCGCGCGGCGGGTTAGTCTACGCTAACAAATGGCGCAATTTAAGGCCGCTTGTTGTGCTTGGAGACGTTAACCCTTGGCTTATACATGGTGAGCGCTTGATACCCCATGATGCCGAGCGCAATCATGTATTGGACGCCATGGCCTATAAGTTGCAAAATCCCAAGGGTAAGGTAAACCATGCAATCCTACATGCTGGGCGCAGTCGCTCAGGTAAGGACAGCTTTTGGGCGCCGTTCTTTTGGGGTATCAAGGGCGATAGTCAAGATAACGTCAAATTAATGGCCGCCGTTCAATTGCAACAGCAATTTCACTACCAGTTAGAAACGGAAGTGCTAGTGCTCAATGAATTGAAAGAGCCTGACGCAAGGGAACGCCGCGCCTTAGCTAACGCGCTTAAGCCCATTATCGCCGCGCCGCCAGACATGATAAGCATCAATAGAAAGGGATTGAAACCTTATGAGATGATCAATAGACTGTTTGTGGTGGCGTTCAGTAACGATAAGCTGTCTATCACGCTAGATTCTGATGATGGGCGATGGTTTTGTATATGGTCGGACGCCCCCAGAATGACAGAGGAGGAAAGCGCCCGTTTATGGGCTTGGTATAACGCGGGCGGGTTATCTGCTGTTGCTGCGTGGCTATACGCGCGGGACGTTAGCAAGTTTAATCCCAAGGCCATACCGTTTGAAACCGAGTTTAAGCGCTCAATGATTGAACAAGGTATGAGCGGCGCGGAATCCAGTATTTACCATGATTTGATCGAGCGCAAGGGCGAATTTAGCAGAGGTGTAATTTCTAGCCCATTCCAGGCACTCTGCGCCCGTATGAGTAACACGGGCGTAAGAGTACCCATGCCCGCGCTCATACATGCCTTAGCAGAGGCGCGTTGGGTTGATCTAGGGCTTGTTATGTGTCGCGAATACACGACTAAGAAACACCTATACGCCGCGCCTGAGATGGTTGCCAAGTACCCCAAGTCCGAATTGCGGCGTATGGTCGAGGAATTGCCCGCGACTTCGCCGCCACTACAGATCGTGAAATAGCATAAAGGGGCGTTAAGCCCCTTTTTGTTATATGTCAAAGATTATGATTATCAGCACTACTATTACGCCCGTAATCAAGGGTAGCATTTAAGCGCCTCCGCGAATATGGGGTGCACGTTATCCCAATACGCCTTGATCTGGCTAGGAAAAATGGGTTTGAAGTGTGCGCGTTCATCCATAGCCTTAACGTACACGTACCCGTGCGACTTATCGAAGTCGTGCACCGTGTACGCCGTGTTTTTTAGGTGCACAATATCGCCGCGCTCAACTGGTTGTCCGTTCGTATATTTAAGCGTCATTTTGGCCTGCTCCAATAAATTCGATTTCGTTAATGTCTATAACTAGGTTAGGCGTATCAATCAACGTCCATTCCGCATTGTCAGTGTCGCACGCCGCTATCTCTTGCGCCGTTTCATCATCCGGCGCGACGATGTCTATAAAGACCTTTTGGATGTACTCGCCATAAACTCTATAAGTTTTCATTTGAGTGCCTTTAAAATGTTGTTTTGCGCTTGTGAATTTTCAGTTAATAAATTAATGTACGCAACCCAATACGCCGCGTCAAAGTCTAACGAACCCGCCTGATAAGTGCCTGATATATAGCCCGTTAAATATGTTTTATTTGATGCTGTAGGAAAGCGCGCGAAGTCGTGTAGCGCGCGCTGTATGCGTTTGGGCGCAGCCGCCCAATTAGTTAAAAACAAAGCATTATTCATTTATTAGCATCCCTAAGTTTTTCCGCCATTGCCTGGGTTAACCCGTAGTAACTAGGGTCAACATCAAATCGCCCGCATTCGGACGTGTAAGCGTCCGTTATTTCCATGTCATTAATGACAAAAGCCCAAACTGGCGCGCCAGTCACGTCCGTTGTTAGTATCATTTGTTAGCCCCTATAAACAACGTGTTGGATTAATTGGACGCACTCAGACATCAAACCGCTTATTTCGCACTTATCGAACCCTAGGCTATCGCCTATGTCCCAATGAGCGCC